AAGAAAACTCCAAGAATAATTCGGAGTAACAAGATTTCTACTATGTCCTCACCTGCGTCCGGCAGGGGTAGAGAACCGGACAACTTTAAATAGATAGATAGGTAGATAGTATGTCTCGATTTAAACAAATTACACCATTAGGTACTTCAAAACCTGCTGATCCTCAAAAACCTCCGCCAAAGCCAACTATGCCAAAGCCAGGTACTTATACTGTAGAGGATTTAGGTAGATCAGGAATAAGAAGAGTGCCTACTAAAGGAGGTTATAAATAGTGGCCTCTTATTATGGTTATAAACAAAAAGTTACTGATGACCAGTTAGTTAATCTAATTGAATCAGGAGTACAAAATTCTATTGGTGATTGGCTAAACTCTTCAGATTTAACATATGAACGACTCAAGTCTACATATGAATATGCTGGAGTTTCAGCGGGTCACTTAGCACCTCAAGGTGTATCTAGTATTGTAGATACATCTACTACCGAGACAGTAGAAGCGTATGCCGCTATTCTATCTGATTTATTTTTAAACAACCAACGTTTAGCTAGATTTGTACCTTACAATGATACTCCGGGTGCTTTTAAAACAGCCAAGGATGCTTCTTTACTAGTTAACTATTGTTTGTTTAAGCAGAACAGTGGATGGGAAATTCTTGAAGCATGGATGAAATGTGCATTGCTTTGGAAGAATGGTATTATCCGTTGGGATTATGTCGAAGACTATGAATATGTTTTCGAAGAGTATGAAAAAATTACTCAAACAAAATTAGACGAATTATTGTCTGAAGATAATATTGAAATTGTTGGTGAACTTAATTTTGAAAATGAAATTTCCTTAGAAGGAAATACAGAGTTTGTCTATGTAGATGTACGTCTACGCCGTAAGGTAAACAAATCAAAAGTTAAGTTAGATCTTATTCCACCAGAAAACTTTCGTATTTCTCGTGATGCTACTGCTATTGATCATGCAGAATTTGTAGGCATCCAAACTTCGTTTACTCGAAGTGAAGTACGTAAGATGTGGCCAGAAATGTCTGAGAATCTTTCAGAAGATGACTGGAATGAGATTGGTACTAATCAGTATTGGAGTGGTAACACACGTTATAGTGAAGATGTTGCTGCTCGAAAGCTTGTTACAGGTCAAGAGTATTGGCAGGGTTCTGCCTCTCATGACGTGACACCACTTGAGGCGAACCGTGAAGTTACGGTAACCGAGTGTTGGATGAAAGTCGATAGAGACGGGGATGGTATTGCTGAGCTGAAGCGATTTATTCTAGCAGGAACTCATATCCTGTTAGAAGAAGATGTTGATATGATACCGCTTGCTTCATTGTCTCCCATCAATATTCCGTTCGAGTTTTACGGCTTATCCATCGCTGACTTTACGCGTTCGTCCACCCTAGCCTCTACTGCAATTCTGCGGGGATTTGTTGAGAATACTTATTTAACTAACTATTCTCCAAAGCTTGCAGATCCAAATGTAGTAGACTTTAGTGCGCTTCAAAATATGAAGCCTAAGCAGATTATCCCTACTAATGGTAATCCTGCTGCTGCTGTATCAGCTATGGTCCCAGAGGCTATTAGTCAAAGTACAGTTCCTTTGTTACAACACTTACAAATAATTAAAGAACAAGCTACAGGTATGTCTAAGGCTGCTCAAGGTCTTAACGATACGTTATATGTTTCTGGTAATTCAGAACAGAAGTTAGCGGCTGTACAGTCGGCTTCACAAAAGCGTATTCAACAGATTGCCCGTAGATTTGCTGAGACTGGATTTAAACGTCTATGTCTTGGTATTTATCAAACGATGCGTAAGTGTATGACTCAAAGAGTAAGTTGTAATGTTGCAGGTAAGTTTGCAGATATTAATCCGTCAGATTTACCCTATCATCTTGAATGTGAAATCTTTGTAGATATCGGTGAAAACTCTAATCTTAATAAGATTCAAAAACTTAAATCAGTTGGTATGGAAGTAATTCCAGGTTTACAACAGCAGGGCGCAGGTATGCTAGTCAAGCCTGAAAGTGCTGCTGTAGTTGCTAATCACTTGGTAGAAGCTATGGGTCTTGACTCAAATGATTTCTTCCAAGATTATACTACTGATGAGTTTAAACAAAAAGCTGCTGAAGAAATGCAAAAGAAAGCTCAAGAAGCTGAACAAGCTAAACAACTTGAACTTGCTAAAGCACAAGCAGATGTACAACTACAGCAAGCAAATGTTGGCTACACTCAAGCACAAGCTAAAAATACGATGGATGATAACAGTAGACAAATGGCTATTGCTATCGACCGACATTATCAAGAATGGGCTGATATGGCTATTAAAGCGGTTAAGGAAGGAGCAGAAATTCCACCTCATCCAGACTTCAATGAAGTTATAGCTATGACAGAACAGATTATGAATCAAGGACAATAATGGAAAAATACCGAAAGGCAGGCGAGAAGAGTCTGGGTAATAAAGTTCATCCCGATATGATTGCAAAAGAAGCTCTTGTTAAATCAGAGTTTGCCTCTAGAGAAAGGCAAGAGTTTTTTGACGATGCATATGGAGAACTACTAGTAACATATTTTATGCACTGGCTTAAAACTGATCCACATGAATCTAAGACTAGAGAATTTATTTATAACTCAGCTTTAGCTTTAGGGGATGTACGGACTAAGTTAGTAGAATATGAAATGCTAGGTAAAAATATCAAGTTTATGGAGGACAACAATGCGTGACATTGATTATAAAAAATTATCAGAAAATTTAGATACAATGATTAATCTCTTGGAATACGATGCAATGCGTAGTCCAGGAAAAGCAAAAGTAAATGCAGATACTTTAGTAAATTTATTTTCACTAAAGGATCGGTATGCTGAAGCAATTAAACCACCAGTACCTAAGGCGGCTCCTGTAGAAGAAGCACCTAAGAAGACTGTTGGTCGCCCAGCAAAATCAAATAACTGAGGACAATAAATTATGGCTACTGCAAACGAATCTCTACCCACGGATGACATTCCTGCTGAAGCAAACAATGGCCCAACAGAACAAGAACTCTTGGATGCCGTTCTTCAACAATCACAATTTATTGAAGAATCGCTACCCGATGAAGAGATCCCTGAAGTTGGCCCGTCTGAATCAGATGAAGAAGACCCAGAAGAATCTGATGAAGTCGTTAATGGAGATGAAGAAGAAGCTGAATACGAAGATGAAGAAACAGAAGATGAGGATGCTACGGCTACCCAAGACGCTACTGTTTATGATTTAGAAGATTTAGACTTAGATGCACAGGTTATCGTCAAAATTGACGGGGAAGAAGTACCTGTATCTTTTAGTGATCTTATTAAAGGTTACTCTACTGAAAAATCTCTTTCTAACAAGGGTCGTGAGTTAGGTGAAGCACGTAAGGAACTAGAAGCAGAACGAGAAACACAATTAGCTGAGATTAATAAAATTGGTCAAGCTAGTGCAGCAGTTCTACTTTCTGAAGAACAACAATTCGCTAAACAGTATCATGATATCGAGACTAAAATTCAAGAAGCTCGTAATAATGGTGATACATACGAATTGTCTGAACTTAAAGATCAGCGTGAACAAGCTCAATCTAATTATTGGAATGCACGTAAGAAACGTGAAGGTATTATTTCTCAAATGGAAGAGCAACAGGGTGCTGTTTATGAACAACAGTGGAATGAAGCTTTAGAATTTTTTAATACCAGTATTAACGATTATGTACCAGGATTTAACGAAGAAGTAGCTGGAGAGATTCGTCAGTTTGCACTAGACGAAGGAATTCCAGAAGAGTTTATTGACACAGTTGTCGATCCTGTTATGGTTAAATTTGTTAATGATTATCGTATTCTTAAACAAGGTTTAAGCAAAGGACAAGCAAAACGCAAGTCTACGCCTGCTAAACAAATTCCAGTAAAGAAAGAAAAGAGTTCTGTTAAAAAGAAAGCTGATCAAGACGCTATGATTAAGGCAAGAGCATTTAAAGAAGATGCAAATTCTGATGATCAAATGGCGTTCCTTAAACAACTTGCTTCCCGATCTTTAGGTAATTAATAATATTTCTTATATCGGAGAATAATAAAAATGGCAATTGTTGCAGGTCGTGGTGTATCCACAGGTCGCGCTCAGGCGGACGTAACATCAGGTCGTAATAACGCAGACGTATCTCAGCGTGAAGACTTGGCAAACTTCATCACGATGATTACTCGTGAAGAAACACCTTTCACAGCCTCTATTGGCAAAACTAAAGCTACAGCTATCTACCATGAATGGCAAACAGATGAGCTTGCTGCTCCAGGAAACTCTCGCCTTGCAGAAGGTACAGATTTCGATTCAGCAAGTGTAACTGTTGGTCCTCATCGTACTCGTCTGGGTAACTACACTCAGATTAACGGTAAGCAACTTGCAGTCTCTGGCACTCGTCGTGCAGTAGATCAAGCAGGTGTTGCTGACGAATATGCGTATCAGCTCAAAAAGCGTGGTACTGAACTTCGTCGTGATGTTGAGTTTGATGTTGTACATGGTTACAATGCTGCTTCTGCTTCTGGTACTCGTACTATGGGTGGTTATCAAGCGTTTATTAACGCTGCAGACACT